TCACAGCAGCACCCCCAGGCCGCCCGCGCGCACGCGCGCGAGCACGTTGAACCCGAACGCCCGGTCCCAGCCCGCCATCGACCCGGCATAGGGCCAGACGGTCGGCGTCGGGCGACGATCCACATGCAGGAAGGTCGCCGCCAACCCGAGGCCCGTGAACCCCGCCGCGATCGCCGCGCGCAGCAAGCGCTTGCGGTCATGGCCGGCGAGCGCGATGTCGGCCGCGATCGTCAAATGCATCGAGCGCGGCGCGCCGCCGACCCGGCGATTGTGCCGCGCCGAGCGGTGTCCGCTTGTGATGACCAGCGGTCGGCCGGCCTCGGCGCGCAGGGCTTCCAGCGCGTCGAGGAAATCGGGGTCGTGCCAATACTCGCCCGATCCTTTGCATGCGAGCTCGCGCGCCTTGAAGTGCGGCCAGCGATCGGCTTCGGCCGGGGTCCAGATCGGGGCGCGCGCGTGCGGGCCGGGCCGCGTCATGACCGGGCTGTCGTCCCAAGTGGGCCGGCCTGCCTCGCTCATTGGCCGGCGCCGTAGAGCATGTGGCCGATGCGCGCCTCGACGATGCCGCGGGCGTCGGCGACGCCCAGGCGCTTCAGCGCCTTGGGGACGCGCGCGTGCAGCGCTTCGGCCGCCAGATCGACGGCCGCGTCCATGTCTTGCACGCCGGCGTCGTCGGGATCGCGCAGGCGGGCGACCGCCTCGCGCGCCGCCCACAGCGCGGCGTTCTGCACGACCGGGTGCGCCAGCGACTTCCGCCACAACAGCACGACCCACGTCGGCAGGATGGTCGCCACGAGCCCGAAGAGCGCCAGCACCAGCTCGCCGATCAGCGGCGCCAGCGCCGCGCCGAAATCCATCGCGTCCTGTTCCATGGCCGCCTCCTAGTCGGGGTTGAAAAGGGTTTTGATCCACGCGCCCGCGACCGCGCCGATCATCGAGAAGACAAAGGCGATCACCGCGAGGCCGCCTTGCGCTTGGTTCTTGAGCTTGGTCAGGGCGTCGATGTCTGCCCGGATGGCGGCCTGCGCCTCTTCCAGCCGCCGGATCGCGCCGGCGAGCTCCACGCGCAGATCCTTCAGGTCCTGCGCGTGATGCTCCTCGTATCGGTCCATGCGCTTGGCCCCGCGCTCCAGATTGTCGTTCACGCGCTCGAACCCGGCTGCCAGCCGTTCGGCCAGCGCCGCCAGCGTGATCGGGCGCGCGGTCATTGCGGGGGCTCTTCGGGCGGCGTCCACACGCCGTCGACGACATGGCCGTGAAGCGCCGCCGGCGCGCCGTCGGGGATCGCCACGAGCGTCAGGCCGGCGCCCGGGTCCCAGCCGTCGGCGGGCGGGCCGATGATGTTGTGGATCATGCCGCCGACGTCGACGATCGCGAAGCGCTGCATTTGGACCCCCTCACAGATAGGTGATGACGATGATCTGGCCGCCGCCGCCCAGACCGCCCGCGCCGGACGGATTGCCGACGCCCGCGCCGCCCCCGCCGCCGCCGCCGCCTGGGAAGCCGCCCGCGGCGCCGTCGCCGCCGACCCCGGCCGCGGTCGAGAAGCCGCCGCCCCCGCCGTCGCCGCCGATGGTTTCGCCCGGCCGCGTCGCGCCCGCCTGCGCGGGGGTCGCGGTCGCGCCGGCCCCGCCGTCTCCGCCGTTGCCGCCGCCCGAGGCGCTCGACACGCCTTCCCGAACGACGCGCGAGCCCGAGCAGCCGTCCCCGCCGTTGCGGGCGGCGAGCGCGGCGCCTTGCGAGCCGCCCGAACCGCCCGAACCGCCCCCGGCATAGATCGCGCCGTTCACCGTGCCGCCGTTGCCGCCGGCGATCGCGCCGCCCGCCGCACCCGGCGCGCCGGGCGCGTAGCGACCCGCCGACGTGCCCTGCACCGTCCCGGCTGCGCCCGCGGCCGTGGCGGTGCCCCCGCCGCCCGGTCCGCCCGAGGGCGCCGCGGCTTTCCCGTTGCCGGTCGTCGTGCCGCCGAAGACCGTCGCGCCCCCGGAGCCGCCGCCCCCGCCGTTCGCGTCGACGCTCGACCCCGCGCCGACCGTCCCCGGCGCGCCGATCGTGATCGTTTCGGTCGCGCCCAGATCGCCGGCCAGGAACATCGCCTCGGAAAGCGAGCCGCCCGCGCCGGATCCACCGCCGCCCGCCGCCGTGCCGGCCGACGAGCGTCGCCCGCCGCCGCCCGAGCCGCCAGGCCCCCACATGATGACATGCACTTGCGACGTCGCGGTCGCGCCGGCGGGCTTCGTCCAGGTCCCGGACACCGCGAAGGTCTGCACGTCGAGCCCGCCGCCGCCCGACCCGGGCGGGCCTTGGATGCCCTGAACGCCTTGCGGCCCTTGCGGGCCGGTCGGGCCGGCCGGTCCTTGCGCGCCCGTGGCGCCCGTCGCGCCCGTCGCCCCCGCCGGACCTTGCGCGCCCGTCGCGCCGGTTGGTCCGGCGGGTCCTTGCGGGCCGGCCGGACCTTGCGGTCCCGGTCCCAGCCGCGCGGCGATCTGGTCGACCGTCATTTTGCCGTTCACCCCGGCGCGCCGCGCCGGAATGACCTCCGTGCCGTCGAGGGGCGCCAGCGACGTGGCGGCGTCGATCGCCAAAGACATTGATCAGCTCCAGTGCAATGGCAGGCCGGCGGCCCAGAGGATGGGGACGCCCGGGGTCCATTCGGCCGGCGTCGCGGGCGGCGGCGGCAAAGGCGGGGGCGGGGGGCTGCCGCCGATGCGGACGGCGGCGTTCAAGAGGCCGAGGCGGGCGATCCGGATCATGGCGCCCTCACACGGTCGCGCGCGAGGAGACCCAGCGCCATTCGGCGCCGGTGTATTCGACGAGGCCCGGCCCGCCGGTCGTGTGCGTGCACCAAGCGAGCGCGCCCGCCGTCATGCCCGCCATGGCCAAGAGATCGGTCCGGTTGACCGTCGCCGGCTTCATCCAGCCATTGTAGGTCAGGCCCTGCGGGGAGAGCTGGCCGCGCAAGGCGGCATAGGCTTGATCGTAAAGGAACATGGAGCCGAGGCCGCCCAGGCTCACGACCAGGCTCGCCGCGCCCGCATCCAGACGGCGCAGCTCGACGGACAGGACGTCGGCGCCCGCGTTGGTGACGTTCGTCGCGACCGTGGCCGCCGGCCCCGTGGTCACCCGCACGGCCGCCAAACCGTCGCTGGCGCGCGCCACCTGCACCGAATTCGCCGTGCCCGTGCGCGCGGTCATCAGCACGCCGTTCACGATGCGGTCGCCGTTGGCGTTGGTGCGGTCGAACTCCGCGCCCGCGTCGATCGCGACCAGGGCGGCCGCCCCGAAATTGTTCTCTTGGTTCCACGCGAGCGCCCTGTTTCCCGTGCTGGCGACCGCGAAGCCGCTGGCCGCCCCTTGGACGTGGATGCCACCGTCGCCCGGCTCCAGCAGGCCCGAGAACACGTTCGCGCGCGAGGCGGTGACCGCGCTCGCGCCGCCCTCCATCACCACGCCCTTGCCGGTCCCCGCCGTGCGGAACACCTTGCAATAGGCGATGTCGTTGCTGTCGCTGTTCTTGAGGCGCAGGCCGACGCCGTTGCGGTGCGTGCCATAGATGCGGACCAAGTTCTTGCAGGAGTTGGCGTTCGGGTCCCCGTCCATCACGAGGCCGTCGCCCGCGAGGCCCGGCCGGACGATCAGATCGAGCTCGTTGCCGACGAAATCCTTGGCCTCGCCCAGCGCGGCCGCGACCACGCCCGTGGCCATGCAGGCCGTCTGCCAGCCGACCAGCCGCAGGCGGAAAACCGCGCCCTGCGAACTGCGCGCGTCGAGGCCCGTCGTGCCGGTCGAGGAGACCAGATCGAAATCGATGAGGCCGCCGCCGCGCAAGGCGTCGCCCCCCGCGACCGAGGGCGGCGCCCGCGTCACGCCGACGCCCGTGCCGGTGTAGATGAGCCGCGTGGCCCCGGGCCGGCCCATGCCCGCCGCGTCGTCATAGCCGCCGCGGCCGGCGCCCTTGACCAGAACGCCGGCGTCCCACGTCCGGGTCGTGGAATATTCGATGTCGCCGGGAGGCAGGATCAGCGTCTTGCCCGCGCTTGCCTTGGCCGCCGCGAAGGCGGCCGCGAAGGCCGCGTCGTTGATCGCGGCGGCTTGGCCCGCGCGCACGCCGAAGGCGGCGGCGTGCACCGCTTCGTCGGCGTCGGCCGGGGGCTTTTGCCACAGATTGCCCGCCACATGGCGCGGCCCGGGCACCAGCCCGACCGCGATCGAGGTTGGCGCGCGCGTGTCGGCGTCCGAGCACCCGGTGACGATGAGCGCGCCGGCGCTCACGACATTGATCGCGCGCCAGCAGAAGGCGGCGTGCAGATCGTGGACCTCCAGGCGGTTGGCCGCCTCGCAATGGACGCCCGAATAATGGTCGGTGTTGGGGCCGCTCACCGTCCCGCCCGCGACGCGGACGGTCGCGGCGGGCGCGTTCACGAACACCGCCGCGTGCGGCCCGGCCGACGCGCCCAGCGCGCCGCTGTCATAGGTGTTGGCCCCGATCGTGAAGACGCCGGCGGAAGCGGTCTGGATCGCGATGTGGCTCTGGCGCGTCTGGGCGAACGTGTTGGCCTCGATCAGCATCGAGGTGTCAGGCCCGCCCGTGGCGTTGAACAGGATCGCCGTGCCCGACAACGCGGGGTCCGTCGCGTTGAAGCCCAGGAACTGGTTGTTGACGATTCTGCTCTGGGAGAGGCTCGCCGGGCCTTCGACGCGGACGGGGAAACGGACCTGGTCGAATTTGTTGCCGCTGATGTTGACTTGGATGCACGTGCCGCCGTCGAACCGCATGCCGTCGCGGTGCCCGAAGAACAGATTGTCGGTCACCCAGATGCCGTCGCCGTCGCGATATTGCAGCGCGACGCCGTTTTCGCGCGCATATTTGGCCGCGCCCGTCAGCGTCGCGGCCGTCCAGAACCCCCACGTGAAGCTCGTGTCGGTGACCTCGATCCGTTCCAGATTGTTGTGGATGTCGATCGTCTTGCGGAACGCGAACAGATAGCTCTTGGTCACCCGCACGTGGCCGATCTGGCCGGCCGGATCGTCGAGCGCGACGAAGTCGAAGGCGTTGAAGACGGCGCAACGGTCGATCTCGACGAATTGCACCGGGCCGGCGGTGAAGTCGAAATCCAGCGTCGGGGGATAGACGGTCGGGGTCGGGCTGTCGGGCTGATCGGGATAGAAAAACTGCACGCCGCGGAAGGTCACGCCGCGCCGGATGGTGAACGGGCTCGCGCTCGTGCCCACGATCTCGAACACGGTCCCCCGATCGGTGTGCGGCTGGCCATAGCCCGCGCCGTCCAGCGTCTCCGCGCCCACGATCGTGACGTTTTCGACGGCCAGCGTGCCGGCCGCCACGTCCAGCCGATAGCGGCCGGGCGCGAAAACGAGCCGCGCCCCGATCGCGCCGGCGGCCGTCAGCGCCGCCTGCAGCGCGGCCCGGTCGACGGCGACGCCGTCGTTGCGCACGTTCCACCAGCGCGCCTGCCAATCCCCGTTCGCGACCCGCTTCCAGCGCCGGCCGCTGGCGTCCACGATCGTCACGCCGCCGTCGTCCGCGCTCGTCGTGTCGGCGGGATCGCGCGCGAAGAGGCCGCCGCCGTCCCCGGCGCGATGCGACATGGGCAGCTGCACCATGCTCGCGCCCAGGGTCGCGCTCGTCGCCGCCCGCAGGGCGGCGATCGATTCGGGCTGCACGCCCGCCTCGATGCCGTCCAGCGCCCAGCGATCGGGCGCGCACACGCTCGCCGCGATCGCCGTGCCGTCGCCCGTCGTCACCGCCGCCCCGCCCGCCAGCGTCGCGCCCGCGCCGGCCTGCACGGTCACCGCGCCGCCGCCCCATTGCCGCAGGATGACCGCGAAGCCGACCGGCAGGCCCGCCGGCAGGCTGACGACGCAGCCCGCGACGTTCGTGAACAAAAGCGTGTGGGCCAGATCCGCGACGCTCAAGCCGTGGGTCGGCGTCGCCACGGTGCGGACCAGCCCGATCAGCTGGCTCGCCTCGCTCTGCAGCGGGATCCACGTGACGCTCGACCCGTCGCCCGCCGCGACCGGCGAGCCGCCCGGCACGATCGGCCCCATGGTCGGCGCCGTCGCGCCCACCGGCACGCGCAAGGCGCGGCCGAGGTCGGCGCGCAATTCCTGATCCCGCAGGGCGAGGCGGTCGAGCGCGCGTTCGGTCGGCGCGGCCGGGAAGGCCGCCAGATCGGCCAGGCGCAAGGGCTGATCGTCGGGCGTCTCGCGCCACACGACCACAAGGGCGCCGGCGGGCGGCGCGGCGGTCAGCGTGACATTCGTGCCGCTCAGCAGGAAATCGGCGGGGCTCGCCACCCCGCCCGCCGGCCGCACCGCCACCCGCACGTCGGCGGGCGCGGAGACGGGAAAGGGCACGGCATAGGGTCCGACGCCGGCGGCCGAAAAGGTCACTTGAGGATTGGACGTCGGAACCGTCATGAAGCCGCCTCGCTGATCGCGAGACTGCGGGTCGGCCAGGGTTAGGCCGGGCGCGGGCGGCGGGAAGCCTCAGTCGGCCGCTTCGGCCGCCTCGACCGCGGGCAGGGGGAGCCAGAAGCCGCGGCCCTCCTCCTCTTGCATGCGCCGCTCCAGCCGATCCAGATAGCCGGGGCTGGCGGCTTCCTGCATCTGGTAGAGGATCGAGTAATTGAGCGCGGCGCGCAAATAAAAGAGGTTCAGGAACGGCGTGTTCGCGATCGCCAGCCGCAAGGCGTTGGCGTCGGCGTCCTCGCCGTCGCGCAGCTTGCCGAACATGGCCAGCAATTGCTCCGCCGTGCCGACCGACGGCCCGGCGAGCGCCGCGAGCGCGCCTTGCCCATGGCGATTGTATTGCGCGAACAGGAAGTCGCCATAGAAGCCCGCGCCGCCGCCGCGCGCGAAGGCCGCGACCCACGTGCGCGGATCGTCGACGGGGCGGGGCTCCTTGCCGCCCATGAGATCGATCGCCGCCCCGGAAACATAGCCCAGAAGCGTCAAGCCCACGATCGTGTTGGCCAGCATCATGGCCGGCCGGCCCAGCGCCTCTTGATCGGCCTCGCCGGCGCGGATCGCGGCCAGCGACGCGTTCGCCTCGCGCAAGGTCGGCAGAATGTTGCGGGTGATGAGCGTGTAGGGATAGCTCTTGAATTGCGTCAAGAGCCGCAGCGTGACCCCCAGCGCCGTGCCGTCGCGTTGGCCCCACGTCAGCACGGCCTTTTCCGCCGCGCGCGGTTCGGTCAAGGCATCGTCGACGAAAGAGCTGAACCACGCCTGCACGCGCAGGCGCGCCTCATCCTGCGCCGCGACCTTTTGATCGGCCGTCCAGATGTCGGGGATCTTGAGCTCGTTCGCGATCGTGCGATCGCGCAGGCGATCGAGCGTGTCGGCCTCGCGCAGGCGCTGCCACAGCGACCGGGTCCAACCGTCGCGCTCCAGCGCGGCGCGACGCGCAGGGTCGATGTCCTTCCAGATCGGCAATTCGTCCCAGTCGAGCTGATCCATTTCGGTCAGGGCGAGCGCGTCCTTGAGGCGCTGGCGGGCGGCGCGCACCGCTTCCACGTCCATGCGCTTGGGCGGGTTCAGCCATTGGACCGCCTCTTCCGGCCCGATCGCACGGGCCGCGTCCGGGGTCAGGAAGCGGGCGGCGGGCGCCTCGGGGTCCAGGCCCGCGTCCGGGCGCGCGCGCAACAGATCCCACAAACCCTGATCGATCCCGAACCGCTCCAAGCCTTCGCGCACGCCGGTCTCCAAAGCGGCGAAAGCGCGGTCCACACGGTCGCCCAAGAGCCGCGCCAAGGCCGTCGACGCCCCGCGCCGAACGCCGGTTTGCCAAAGCTCGAAGAGATTGACTTTGTAGAAGATGTTCTGCGCCTTCGCGAGGCCGCCGATCATCGTGTCGCCCGTGGCGAAATTGCCCGCGATGTCGCCGGCGACCGCGCGCATGGTCACCCCGACCAGCTCGCCCGCGCGGCGCGCGTCGGCGTCCTGCGTGCGCAAGACGCCCGCCAGCACCTCGCGATACGCGTCGAACAAGGGCACGCCCGCCCGCGTGAGGGCGGTCGCCGCACTGCCCATGTCCGAGATGCTGGTGATCGTCATGCCGCCGAGCTTGGCCATGCTCTGCTGCATGCGCAGCACGCGGGACACGATCGCCGCGCGCGCTTCCGATCCCCCGCGCGGCGCGTCGGCCTCGCCGGTCAGGACGGCGAATTCGCGATCGCGCCCGCCGTCCATGATCGCGCGGGCGGCCTTGACGTCGCCGGCCTTTTCCGCCTGCGCGACCAGCCGCCGCCGTTCGGCGTCGAACGCCGCTTGCGGGTTCGGCCCCCACGCTTCCATGAGGGCGCTGGCGCGCGCGGCCCGCTCTTGCCCCAGCAAATGGGTTTCCAAGAAGCTGCCCGAGCCATAGCGCTCGTGATAATCCATCCAGGCGTCCGCGTCCTTGAAGTGCAGCACGCGTCGCCGGCTCACTTGGCGCGCGGTGCCCGGCGGCGGGGTGAAACCGTCCAGGTCCGACGTGGCGTCGGATCCGTCGTCGGTCTTGCCCAAGACGATGTCCATCCAGATCCGGCCCAGAAAGTCGCGGCGCGCGCGCGCGATCAGCGCCTGTTCGGAGCCGACGCCCAGCTGGTCGAGCGCCGCGGCGCGCGCATCGAACGGCCCGTCGCCCATTTCGGCCGCCAGCGCTTCCACGCGCGCCGCGCGCTTGGCGCGCGTGCCGGCCCGCTTGGCGGCGTCGGCGGCGCGCCGGGCGCGCGCCAGGGCGGCTTCCCGGGCGGCGCGGGCCTCGGTCAGGCGCGCTTCGGTCCGCTCCAGATCGCGCAGCGCGAATTCGTCGGTCGCCTCGAACGTGCGCGCGTCAAGCTTGGTTTCGATGTCCGCGATCCAGCGCGCCTTCGCCGCGCGCGCCGTCTCCGGCGTGATCCATCCGCCGCCCTTCCAGAACCCGCCGCTCACCTTGATCGCATCATGGTTCTGGCGCGTGACATAGCCGGGCAGATTGGCGATCCAAGCGCCCCGGGCGTTCAGCGCCGCCAGCGCCTTGTCCTGCGTCGTCTTCAGCGCCGCCGCGACGGCCGTCGCCGTGGGATCGTCCACCGCCGCGCGTTCGGCCCCGTTGAGCCGCGCGAGCTCGCGGGCCACGTCGCGCTCGAAGTCCCGATCGGGTCGGGCCAGCCAATTGTTCAAGCGGGGCAATGCCCCTTCGATCGCCTCCAGCGCGCCGATCAATTCGGCGCGCCATTCGTCGGCCTGCGCCCGCCCCTTGGCGTCCACCGACAGGCCGGCCAGCCGGCCTTGGCGCGACGATCCCACGTTGAAATCTTGCAGGCGGCGGCCCAGCTCGGCGACGGGCCCTTCGAAGCGCGCCGCGCGCTTGGACCGCGCCAGCGCCGCGAAAGCCTCCATGCGGCGGCGGATCAGCGCTTCCTTCAAATCCTCGGCCGTGAGCTCGGCCGCCGCCGCCCGCAGCGCGTCGGTGTCGAACGCGCCGGGCTCGTTCAGCCCCTTGCGGCGAGCGCGGGCGGCCAGTCGCGCGACCAGATCGTCGATTTCTTCGTCGCTGAACGCGTCGCCGACCGCCGCACGGATCGGGCCTTGGCATGCGCGGGTCATGATCCGCCCTTTCCAGTTTGCATGAGGCACAGCGCGGCCGCGCGCAGCGCATCGGCTTCCAGATCCCGGCGCGCCGGATCGCCGCCGGCGGCGCGCAACGCCTCGACCGTTTCAGGTTCCAGCAGGCCCTGCGCTTCGATGCCCTCGATCAACCCGTCGATCGCGTCGGCTTCGGCCTGCAGCCGCGTGAGTTCGGGATCGGAATGGCCGGCCAAGGTGCGGGCGACGCCGGTCGCGCGGGCTTCCGGGCGGGGGCCGGGCGCCGCCGCCTTCGGCTCCTCGATCAGCCGAACAGGATCTCCGCCGCCCGCTTGCGAAACGCCGCCGCCTCCTCCGACGTCTCCGCGCTCTCGGCCAACGACTGCATCATCGCGGCCAGCGGCGGGCGCGTCGCCGGGGGCCGGCGCGACCCCCTCGTCGGCGACGGCGTCGGCGGCTCCTCGGGCGAGGCGGGAAAGATCGGCGCTTGTGACATTGGCAACGTCTCCGAAAAGGCCGGGCTCCGCGCTCGCCAGCATGGCTTGCTCGACGTATTTGTCCAGCGCCGCGCGGATCCGCGACGCGCTGATCTGGCGTTTCATGTCATCGCCGAAAAACGACCGCAAGAAGTCGAGCGTCACCGGGGACAGCTCGTCGAACATGTCGCGCGTCTCGACGATCTTCGCCACGCTCAAGCCCGCCGCGCGCGCGCGGCGCGCGATGTCGGCGGCCGCCGTCAAATGCAAGGTCGCATCGACGCTCGCGACGATTTCGCCCGCGCGCACCGCCGCGCGCATCCGCGCCCATCCGGGGGCCGCTTCCGCCAGCGCCAAGCCCAGGCCGCGCAGATTGGCGTCGGTCGCCTCGAACAGGTCCCGCACGATCCCCGCGTCGCCATAGGCCATCTGCACGACGGCCGCGCTCAAGCGCGCCTCGCCCTTCTGGCTCAACCGGCCGGTCTGCGCGTCGATCAGCTCGCCCAGATCTTCCGCGCTCGCGACCTTGCCCAGCGCGGCCCGGGCGAACGCGCTGTTTTCCACGCTCGTGACCGCCCCGCCCTTGTGCAGCGCCAGATCGTCCAGGCTCAGCCGGGCCGCGTCCAAGCGCGCGATCTCGACGGGATCCTGCGCCGCCGTCTGGCGGGCGTTGGCCGCCTTGGCAAAGGCGATGCGCGTCTCGGGATCGCGGCCGGCATCGGCGACGCGCACCAGCACGGGTTCCGTCATGCCCGCGACGGGATAGCCTTGGGCGACCAGCCAGTCGCGATAGGCCTTGGCGGGCGGCCCGTTTTCCACCAAGGCGCGCTGCAACGCCAGCACGCGGCCGTTGCCGCTCTCGACCAGTCCGTCATCGCCCACGATCGGCGCGCCCGTCTGGGCGTCGAACGTCTCGCCAAGCCGGCCGGGGTTGAGCTTGGCGGCCATGTCGGCGACTTGCAGGCGGCTCGTGATCTTGCCCCGGTCGCGCGGCTGCAAGGCTTCGGGATAATCGGGGTTCGCCATGCCGTCGGGCGTGTGGCTCGCCACGATGTCGTCGAGCTCCATCAGCGCGTAGCGAACGGGCAAGGTCGAATTGTCGGGCGCGACGGCTTCGGCGTCCTTCAAGCTCCGGAACGGCACGCGGCGGGTTTCGGCGTGACGGGCCAGCGCCTGCAGGCCTTCGCGTTCGGCCCGGTCGAACGTCGCCACGACGTCGATCGCCCGGCCTTCGGCCACGGCCTCGATCGCCTCGGCCATGGCCGTCGCGCGCGTCTCCACGCTCGCGACGGCCGCCCGGGCGGGCAGAGGGTCGAACGCGGGCGCTTCGGGGACTTCTTGCACGCGGGCCGCGAAGTCGGCCGGCAAACGCTCGGGCGCGACCGTCGCCAGGTCGATCAGATCCAAACCGTCCGCCCCGAAGGCCGGCTCGGGGGGAACGCCTTGCCCGACCGTCCCGCCGCGTTCGGTCAGGCCCAGAAACAAGGGCCGGAACACCGCGCCGGCCCCCGCCGAAACAAAGACGTTCATCAGACTGTCGGCGAACGTGTAGTCATTGCCTTCGGCCCGATTGATCCCATAGACCAAGGGCTCGATCAAAGCCCCGCCGATCGCCCCTTCCGCGGCGCCCAGCCCGACCCGGGCGCCCAGGCGCGCCGCCCCGGACAGGCCTTGCTCCAGCGCATGGGCGCGCGCCATCCACGGGATCGGGGTGAACGACAGGGCGATGTTGGCCGGATCGGCAAGGCCGGCGGCCAAGCTCACGCCCAGCGTCGCGCCAAAGCCGAAGCCCGCCCGACGCATCGCATCTTCGGCCGCGATTTCGCGCTGGCGCACGCCGTGGAGTTCGCGCGCCGCCCGTTCGCTCATCGCATGCTTGAACGACAGCCGGCCCTCGATGCCATAGCGCTCGTTCAGCCGCGCGGCCTCTTCCCGATCGCTCTTGCGGTCGATCCACCACGGCCGCACCGGGTCGAGGAAATCGCGGCGCAACCCGCGCGCCAATTGCGCGCCGAGGCCGCTGTCGCCCAGCTGGCTTTGGAAAAAACGACCGAGCGCATAGGTCGGGGTCGGCGCGCGGTCCCGCCAGCCTTCGGCCGCATATTCGGCATCGTCGGTCGGATCGCTCGTGCCCAGCCACTGCCCCATGACAATCCTTTCATCGCGCCGGCGTGGTCGCCGAAACCGGGCCGAGGCGCAGTTCATTCCACGTGCGGCGAACCGGCCGGCCTTGGGCGTCGATCACGGGGCGATTGTTGCGGTCGACCAGCATCAGCCCGCTGTCATCGGCCAGATTGATCCAGCGCGAATTTGCGCGCAGTTCCGAGGCATAGGCCCTTTGCCGTTCGCGCGGCGGCAGGCCGGGCGGGCCGCCGCGCGGGGCCAGCATCGCAGGGTCGGACAGAAGCCGCTCGCGCGCCAGCGCCGCCGACGTGCTCGCCACCATCGGGCGCACGGTCAGCGGGAAGCGCAAGCCGTCGCGCAGCTGATGATCGCCCGTGAACATGGCGCCCACTTCCTCGACCGCGTCCTTGCGGGCCATGCCGTCGGCTTCCAGCGTCGCGACCAGTTTTTCCCCCGCGCCCAGAATGGCGTCGATCGCCCCGCGCGCGCCGCCGCCGGCGCGATGGGTCGCGGCCAGAGGGGCCAGCCGGGCGGTCAGTTCGGCGCGGATCGCGCGCTTGTCCTTGGTCGCCGGCGCCGCGGGCAGGGGGGCGAACAGCAGTTCGGCCGCGCGCGCTTGGGCGCCCGACGTGACGGCCGCCAATCCCGTCAGCTCCCGCGCGCCGCCGGCGTCGGCGATGTCGGCGAGGGCGAGCGACGTGCCGGCCGGCCCATAGGTCTGGCGCAGGCGCTGCAGCGTCTCCACCGCCGTGCGCGCGCCCCGCTCGCCGGACGTGGGTTTGAGGCGCTGGGCCAGCTCCAGGGCGTCCGCGCGCGAGAGGACGCGCGGGCGGCCGTCGGGCGCGCCGCCGTAATTGCGCTGCAGATGCCGCAGGACCGCCTGTTCGGCTTCGGCCCGGGGTCGGCCGCGAAACGTCGGGGTGCGCATGGTGCCCTCGACCGCTTCGCGAAACAGGTCCGTCGACCGCCAATGACCGACCGGATCGGTCGCCCGGGCCGTCGCCAGCGCTTCGGCCTTCGCTTGCGCGCCCCGGAAGATTTCCAGCGCGCTCGCATAATTGGCTTGGCCCGCCTTCGGTCGAAGGGCCGCGACGCGCTCGGCCATTTGCCGACCGGTCAGGCGTTCGAACCCGACCGTCGCGGCATAGGTCCGCGTGGCCGCCCCCAGCGCCAGCTCGAAGCGGCTGGCGGCTTCCGGTCCCAGAACCTCGCGCACGGTCGCAAGGCTCGGACCGTTGCTGGCGGCCCGGCCCGACAGGCTGAGGCTCATCAGCGTGTCTTGCATGCCGGCCTCGACGCCCGGGCTGCGAATGGCGCGGTCGAGCGCCTGCATCTCCTTGGCGTGACGCGCCGCCTCGTTGCGACGGGCTTCGCGGATGGCGGCCGCCCGTTCGGCGGCGATCACGCGCTCGCGCCGATCCTGTTCGGCCTGCCGGGCGCGGGCTTGGGCCTCCCGGGCGAGCTCCTCCAGGCGGGCGTCGGCCTGATCGATCACCCGGTCCAATTGCTCGGGTCGCAGGAGCCCGTTGAAAGCGCCGGCCTGCACGTCGCGTTTGACGCCGGTCGGATTGGTCTGCACCCGCGCTTCCAGCGCCGCCGCCGTCACTTGGGCGCGATAGGCCGGGCGCAGGGCGTTCTTGGCGGCATCCGGCACGGCCATGGCGTCGATCAACGCGTCGACCTTGGCCAGGCTGTCGCTCATCTTGCCCGGCGCGATCCGCGTCTCGTTCACGATGCTGTCGAGCGTGCCTTCGGCCGCTTGCGTCTGGGCGGCGACGCGCGCCTGCGTGACGGTCGACCGATGCTGCGCCAGCGCGCTCGCCCGCGCCTGCTTCAGATCGAGCTCCAGACGCGTGCGCAGATGTTCGGGCGCGGCCGCGACCGCTTGGGCGATGTCGCGATCCAGATCGGCCGCGAACGCCTCCAGATAGCCCCCGGCGGCGGCCGCCCCGCTTTCCACGTCGCCGACGAAACGCGCCGTCGCGGCCTCTGAAAATTTCTGGGCGCGGCCGAAGAGATCCAGCGTGTCGGCTTCGCGCTGGGCTAGCTTGGCTTCGACTTCGGCGTCGCGCTTCATTTGGCGCGCGTCGGCGTCCGCCATGGCGCGCTCGCGCGCGGCTTCGGCCTGCATGCCGCTCGCCACGCCGCCGAGCGTCTGACCCAACCGCCCGAAACCCAGATCGGTGACGGGCGCCAGGCGCGGAGACGGCGCGGCGCGGGGCGCGCGGGCCGCGAAACTGTCGGGGATCCGCACGGCCATCAGCCACCTCCCAATCGGATCGGATTGGCGCGCGTGGTCAGGCTCACGCGCGGCGCCGGCGCCATGGGGCCGGGGATCCGCGCGCGCGCCTTGGCGCCCCAAGCTTCGACCCGCGCGGCCTTGAAGGACTGCGCGCCGGCGACGGCCTGTCCGCCGGCCTCCAACAGCGAGCCGAAAAGCTCGGCCTTGCCGGCCGCGCGGATCTGGCGCGCCTCGACCATGGCCGCGTCGCGGGCCGCCTCGCCCTCGTAAATCGCCGTGCGGGCGGTCGCCGACCGTTCGGCGGCGAGGCGCGCGAAGATTTCCGACGGGGACCCCGACAGATCAAAGCCCGAGGCGCCCGCCGCCGCCCGGGCCTGCCCGATCACGCGCTCGCCTTCGATCAGCGCGATGTCTTGTTCGACTTGGCCGCGCGCGCGGGCCGCTTCGCCTTCGCGTTCGGCGAGCGCGGCTTGCGTCCGGCTCGTGTTGTAGGCCGAAACCCCGCGCACGACGGATCCGGCGACCTGCGCGGCAGAGGCCGCCAGCGCCATGAGTTCGATCCCGCTCATGTGACGCCCTCGTGGATCCAGATCGAATAGCCGGCCGGGGCTTGCGGGTCGCCGACGATCCGGCGAAAGCCCATGCGACGCGCCGCGGTCTCCCCCGCCTCGAACCCGCGCCGCACCGTGATCCGCACCGGCTCGCGCACGTCGGCGAGCATGTGGCGCGCAAACCGCACCGCGATCGCGACCGCCGCCTTGGGCGCGCCTTCGGCGACCAAGGCCCAGCCCCAAAGGCCGCGGTCGGCCAGGCGGCCGAGCCCGCCGACGACGAGCGGCGGGGCGGCGACCTTTTCCTCCGTGATCGTCCAACCCGTCTCGTTGATCAGCGCGGCCGCCTCGGAAATGGCCATGGCGGCGGGTCGCTCGTCCGCCTGCTCGGCGCGCGGCGTGATCGCCAGCACGTCTTCGACGCGCGCGGGGCGGATGCGCCATTCAGTCATGGACCGTCACCCGCACGGCCGCGCCGGCCAGTTCGCACGGCCAAGGCCCCGGCGCCTCAAGCTCGACGTCGGTCGGGTCCGACCAGCCCCCGGGAAACACGATCGTCTGAAAGACCGTCCCCGGCGTCGGCGGCGCGCTCATGGCCGCATCGCGGCGGCGACCGAAAAGCGGGTCTTTCCGGCCCTCCGACGGTCCCGCCGACAATTGCACCGCGTCGTGCACCAGCACGGTCAGCCGATCGGGGCGCGCCAATCCACCGAAGGCCGTGCCGATGTCCGATCCCGCGTCAAGCGGCATGAGGCGCAGGCGCGCGCCGAACGGGGCGCCAAGGAAGCCCCGGCATGTGGGTCGCGGCGCGTCCCAGGCGCCCGCCGCGTCCGGCGTCACCTCGCCCAAATCTTCCCCGTCGCCGAACATGGCCGCCGGGCGCGAGGCCCAGAGGCTCGCTCCCGTCAGCCGCGTCAAGCTCAAGGCATGTCCGACCAGCGGCGCGCCGATGAAAGCCGGCGGCGCGTCGACCAGCGCGGTCACGCTCGCCGCGCGGGGGCCGCTCACGGCGTCGATTTTCAGGCGCACCGGCCCCTCGGTCCGCACGATCGACCCGTCGATCAGATCGCGGCGCAGCCACACTTCCCGGCCGACGTCGCCGGCGACGAACCGGTCGTGATTGGTCGCGACCGCGCCCGTCGCGCCGCGCGGCAACGCGCCCCCGGCCGCGACCGCCCCGGTCAGCGTGGCCGTGCGCGCCGGATCGGCGTTCCACTGATCCCAGAAATAGGCGCCGTCGTGGGGCACGCGCAGATCGCGCGGCGTCAAGGGATCGATCAGCCCGGGCAGATGCTCGATCGTGCGGCGGCCGTCACGGGCGACCGCCAGCCACAATTCCTCGCGCCCGTCCGGGCGGGGCAGGACGGCGATGCTTTCGACGATCGCGCCGCCGCCCAGGGGAAGGCGCCACCAGCCCGCGACTTCTTGGGCGGACGCATAGGCCATGCCGAAAAGTTCGCCGCGCGCGTTCAAGGCGAAAAGCGTGGGCTCGGGATCTTCGACGAGCGCCAAGGCGACGAAGGGCGCGCGCCGGCCCAGATGCTCGGCCAGCACCGTCACGTCGCGCGCCCGGCCGTCGCCGGCGACGTCGCCCCACGGCAAGGCCAGAACCCGCCGGCCCGACCAGCTCACATAGAGGATTTCGTCGGCGCCCCGCACCGGGCTCACCCACGGGCTCGCGCCGAAGCCCGGGCGGCTGATCGCGGCCGCGCCCGCCGGCGTGATCGGTTCGCGGTCGGACGGTCCGCTCACCACTTCGACCGTGCGCGGGGTGAAGCAATAAAGCGCGCCCGCGCTCACCAGGTGCAGGATCGGCCGCACCTGTCCGCCGGTCAAAGTGCGCTTCACCGCGTCGCTGTCCACGACAAGCCCCGTGCCAAGCCCGGGCTTGAAGTCGGCTTGGCCGGGGCCATAGCCGGCGGTCGCGCTCGCGTGCAGCGTGTCGGGTTCGGCGCGCGTCTGGCCCAGAAACAGCCGTTCCTGATGGATGGTCGCGGCCGCCGGCCAGCCATTGGCCGCGCTGAAGGCGCCTTCCTCCCAGAAGGTCGTGGCGGCCGTGCTCGGCAAGGTCGAAAGAACCGTCGCTTGCGCGCTCGTGGCGCTCACATGACCGGTGATCAGCGCGACGCCCGCGCCGTCATGCACGAAGGCCCATGTGACCGCGCCGTCCGACACCGCGCCTTCCCAATGGATCGGCGGGGTCGTGCCGGTCGTTCCCGCCGCCGTCGCCTCATAGACCCGCCCGCCATTTTGGCGACGCTCGCCCGCGACGACGGCGGTCTTCTGCTCCCATCGGTTCGCCGCCGGGTTGCCGACGTTCTCGCGCAACCGGTAGATCGCGCCGACCTTGGCGGGGCTGAACACCGGCGCGCTCGCCGTCAGAACGATCGCGCCCGTCGTCCCCGAGGCCGCCAGCGTCACGCCCGGATCCGACAGCGGCAGGAAGGGCCCATTGCGAACCTCCAGCGGCGCGAGCGTCCAGTCGGCGTCGGCGTCCCGGCGCAGGGTCATGACCGGCGCCGCACAATCCCGGCGCGTGACGAACACGACGTCGGCGGCCTGCGTGAAGGCCAGCGCCGGCAGATCGGCTTCGGCCCAAGGCGTCGCCAGCTCGTAGATCGCCCCGCCCGGCGCCGTCGCCAGCGTGCGATCGGCCCGCCAGACGCGCATCTTGAGCGCGCTCAGCTCCAGCATCAAAGCGTCCGTCGCGCTTTTGACAAACGCGACCAGCAAGGCTTTGCCGTCGCCCGGCGTGCGACCGGCGACCAGCGTGCCCGACCGCTTGGCCACGCCGCCTTGCGTCAAGATCTGAAAGTTTTCGTTGCGCCGGACCGCGCTGAAAAAGCGCTGCAGATCGCTCCGCGTCAGCAGCCGCTCGGAGAATTCGCCCGCGGTGAAATTGCTTTGCAGGATGCGCGCCCGCCCCATCAGCCGCGCCCCCACATGCGATCGGCCCAGCTGGGCGCGACGTCGAGATCCGCCGAGCGTTCGAACACGGTCGCCGCGACGGCCCGATCGAACGCCTGTTGCGCTTGGGCCTCGATTTCACGCGCGCGGCCGTCGCTCTCGGTGATGGTGCGCGCGACGCGCTGGGCCAGGCGCGCCGCGATCGCCGCGCGCAACAGCGGATCCAGCCGGTCCAGCGGGGGCAGGCGGGCATAGATCAGCCAGCCGGGTTCGAAGTCGGCCAGCAAGACGCGGCGGCCGCTGCGGCCGTCGATCTCGACCGTGTGCCGGCCGGCGATCGCGGGCTGGACATCGGCGAAGTCCAGCAGGCGCAGATAATCATCGGGCAGGGGATGGCGGGCCGTGAAGGGCGGGGGCACCGGTGCGGCCGGGTCGGGCGCTTCGGCGACCAGCAGCACGCGCGCGCGGCACGACGGCCAATCGAATTCTTGGGCGACCTCTTCGGCCGTCTGGGTCAGATGGGCGCGCAGGACCCGCGTCAACCGGCTTTCATCGGCGCCGGGATCGGCCACCGGCTCTTGGCTCAAGAGCGCCGCCGCGACGTCGAAGATGATGTGTTCGGCCGATCGGGTGCTCATGGGGCGACCTCATGCGAGAAGAAAGACGCGGCCGCTCCCCGCCCAGGAAGCGGCCGCAGGCCGGATGCGCGAAGGACATTCCATCGGAATGTCGGGGTCCGGCCTATCCGTTCACGCCCGCACGATCTCGGCGGCGAGGTTCCAGGCGGCGCCCGGGCCGGCGCCGCCCTTGAGCGTCACGATCAGATCCGCCGCCCGCCCGGGCGGCGAGGCGAAGCCGGCCAGCTCCCACAGCGCCTTGCCGTGTTCGGTCAGCGGCCGGTTGATGAGCGGCACGCCGATCGCGCCGGCCGCGACCGAGGCGTCGATGTTGCTCGCCAGACAAGCCGGGGCGTCGACCGTGCCGATGTCGAGCAGGCGCCCGGCGCCCAGAGCGGCGTCGAAGAAGAGCCGCGAGGTGCGCAACACCGTCGCATTGTAGTCGAGCCGACCCAGACGGATGACGTCGTTCAGCGCGAAGTTGGCCGGCACGGCCGCGCGCTCGACGAGCTGCGAGAGCTCGCCGTCGCGGTGACGCGGGGCGACGAGCCGCGGGGGGAAACCGGCCTCCGGGCCGGCGATCAGGGTTCCATTGACGGGCATGTGAGCCTCCAAGAAAATCGATGCACAAGAGAGCGGGAAGCGGCGGCGGCCGCCGCTTCCCTCGGGATCAGGCCATCACGTCGATCAGCACGACGCCTTCGTCGAATTCGCGCAGGCCGCCGTGGCGGAAGGCGTAATAGGCGTAAGGCGTGTAAGAGCGGTCGGCGCGCTTGGAGAGGGTCGCGGTCTCGATGTCGGTCGACTTGTAGCTGACCGCGGTGTCGAGATAGGCGATCAGGCGGCGCTGGTTGGCGGCCGGCACGGTGAAATAATCGTCCGGCAGGATCAGGAAGTCGAAGCCCATCCAGTTGGTGATTTCGCCGTTGACGAGCGCCTTGACCGCCGTGAAGTCGACCGAGGTCGTTTCGATCGAGGTCAGCATGTTCTGGATGTCGTCTTCCGACACGATCAGTTTGCGCTTGCCCTTGATGAAGCTCTTGGCGAGCAAGCTCTTGGCCCGGCGCAGCTTGGCCGGCGTCAAGGGCAGGTTGGCGGCCCCCGGCGCGGCCGCGCCGTCGGCCTTGCCGCGATAGAAGGCGTTTTCCTGCACGCCGATGATGCGGGAGACGGGGAAGGGCGTCGAGACTTCCCCGCTGTTGCCTTCCCGCGCCGGGCCTTGCAGCACCGACATGATCTTGCGATCGCGCGAGCGTTCCTTGCCGGCGATCATGGCGCGCATCGCGCCGCTCGTCGGATCGGCCAGCTTGTTGAGCTTGTCCTGCTCATCGATGAATTTGCCGTCGTGTTCGGCGTCGTAGGTGCCCACGCGCCGGCCTTCGCCGACGAAGCCTTCGGGGCTCTTCGGCGCGCGGCCGCTGCGCGCCTGCGGGTCGCTGCGATCTTGATATTCGCTCGTGAAGAAGATGCCGGGCTGCGACACGTTCAGATCGGCCATCACGTGGGGAACCAGAATCGACGCCTCTTGCTGGGGGCGCAGCTTCATGTTGTTCGCGAACGCGATCACCGTGGTTTGATCGAGGGTGAGTTCAGTCATCGGACTGTCCTTTGAGGAATTGCTGGAGCTTGGCGGCAGCAGTCCCCGGGTCCACCGGATGCGAGCCTACGGCCGATCCGGGCGGTCAGGATGGGGCGTCGGCCTCCAGTCCCCTGATCGCTCACCCGTTCCGAGCGCGAATGTGATTCGGATGCTCTGATTTGCGCGCGCCGTCAACCGCCGGCCGCGACGCGATTGAGATTGCGCCACGTCTCCATGGCTTGGCCGTGACCCGGATCGCCGGCCGTGGTCAGCTGGCGCATGAAGGTCGCGTCGGCCGAAAGCGCGTTGATCCGGCCTTGGGCTTCCCCGGCCGTCATGCCGGCGACTTGACCGCGCCCGCCGCCGCCCGGGCCTGCGCCCGGCAAGGCCCCGCTCGGCTCGATCTTGGCGACCAGATCGCCGACCAGTTTCACCATCATCGGGTGATCGGCGAGGCCCGAGCGATCGAGGAATTGGACGAGCTCGGGCGCGGCATTCTTGGCGACGTAGCTCTGCGCGAGCGCCAGGCGCGCGTCGAATTGCGCGCCCCATTCCGACTTGAGCTGTGCGGTCGCCGCGGCCGTCGCGGCTTCGCTGGCGGCCTTGTCGGCCGCCATGATCTGGGCGCCGTGCTCGTTCTGGAATTGCCACAAGGCCTTGGCCTGCGTCGCCGTCAGCCCCAGCTCGTGAAAGAGCGCGCGGGCGCGGTCGGCGGTTTCTTTCGTCACGTCGGCGATGCCTTCGGGCGGCGCGGGCAATTCGTAGCCATCGGGCGCCGACGGCCGGCCCAGCTGATCCCAGACCTTGCCCATCGCCGCCGGGTCCTCGCCTTCGGGCAAGCGCAGCAAGCGTTCTTCAGGGACGCCGACGTGCTTGTCGAGCGTGAGCTTGGCGGCCGCGAACTTTTCAAGCGTCTCGTAACGCGCGATCCCGACGTGATCGCGCAGCGTCTCGGGCAGCGCGTCGCGCCACGACGCGGCGGGCGGCGGCGGGGGCGAGGCGACGGCTTCAGACGAGGAAGGGGTCGTTTCCGGCGTCAAGGTCGTTTCGGTCATGGGCGGCTCCGGGGTTGAAATCGGGGTCGGGCGAGGCGGACGGTGCGTCCAGGCGGAAGTCGACGAGCGCGCGCGCGAGGATTTCGGCGACGACGGCCTTGATCCCGTCGAGATAGGCGGCGTCGGCGTGCGAGGTGCCCGGCGTAAACGACGGGGCCATGACCTGCTTTTGCATGTAGAGATCGAACAGGACGATGCGGCCGGCCTCGGTCGCGAACGCGCGCTTGTAGGCCTCGTCGATCCTTTCCGGGCTCACGTCGACGTCGGCGTGCCCGACCGCCCAGGCGGCGAACGCGAACAATTTGGCGGTCAAATCATGTCTCCCAGCGCTTCAGGCTGCATGCCGAGGCTCGCCAGCGCTTGCGCGCCGTCCCGCGCGGCTTGCGCGCCCGCTTGGATGTTGGCGATTTCCTCTTGGCCGGCCGCGGCCTCTTCGTCCGCCGCCTGGGCGGCTTTGACGTCGGCTTCGCTTTTCAGCAGCTTCATCGGCAGGCCGATGCGCTCGGCGACGTAGTCGATCGCCGCCGCCCCGTCGAACTTGCGCTTGGCCACGCCCGGGTCGACCGATTCCATCAGCTGCAGCAGGGCCATGAACCGCGTGACGGCGTCGACCTCGCCGCGCTGCAATGCCAGATGCAGCGGCGTGCGGTAAAGAAAGCGCACGTCCGCGCCGGCCAAGGCGTCGGGCGCTTCGTCGAACCAATCCTCGTCGCTCATCACGACGAACGCATGCTCGGCGATCGGATCGAGCGCCTCGCTTTCCTGACGCACCACCATGTGCGCCAAGCCCGCCGCCCGCAGATCCTTGCGGTCATTGACGGCCGTCGCGGTCTCCGCGATGCCGTCGGGCAGCGTCATCCAGTCGGTGAAGAAGGCCGCGTCGATCTTGTCGTGGATCATTTCCAGCATGGCCACGCCCAGCTGGACGTCGCCCGATCGCTGCAGCTCCCTGACCGGATCGCCGCGCACCAAGGCCGCCTTGGTGGCGTCATACATGTTGACCGCGCCGGGTCGGCGATCGATCTTCCGCATCATGAAGCCCGTGGGCATCATCAAGGTGGGGTCGGCGGCCTGTTCGGCCAGCCGCAGCACCGTTTCGGCGATCGCATTGGCGAGCTTGACGTCGGGCAAGGCCTCATCGGCCGGCCCGTAGCCATAAATCTCGTCGGGCCGCTTGTAGAAACGCCCGACCGCCCAAGGAAAGCGATCGCGGCCGCCTTCGACGAGGATTTCCGGCCCCTCGACATAGAATTCCACTTCGCGCCAGCGCCGATTGACCGGGGCGTCGGCGGCCAGTCCGGGCGTGAACGACTGACGCGGCTCGATCGCGTGCACGATCGTGCAGATCTTGTGAGCGTCGTGCTTGGCGGCCTCGCGCAGCTTCTCGCTCTCGGGCCACCGTTCGGCCGCGCGCCAGGCGGCGACCTCGTATTTGCGATAGAGCGTGTCGACGCGGCCGTCCTGATCGACGTCGACCCAGCAATTCCACATCGAGACCGCGCGAAAGACCGGCCCGCCGCCGGGCGCGCGCCCAAGCCAGACATAGGCGTTGCCGAACAGCACCAGATCGTCGGTGTATTCGGCGAGGGCGACCGCGAACAGGGACGCCGTGCTCGTCAGCACCGCATGCATGGTCCGCATCGTGTCGTCGAGCCATTGCCGCGCGGCCTCGTCCGGCGCCCCCTTGAGCGGCACGGGGATCGCCCAGGGCGAGAGCGGATTGACCATGCCGCCGTGCAATTGCGCCGTCAGGCGCTGCTTGGCGGTGCGGCCATGGCCGTCGAACAAGCGTCGCCCGCGCAACTGGCCCTTTTCAGGGCGCAGATCCGAGCCGCGCGTCACGCCCAGATATTCGGCGATCTCGCGCCATTGCGCTTCGTAAGGCTGGCGCAGGCGCTGCAGCTCTTGCCAGCGCCGCAGAAGCTTGGTGACGGCCTCGCGCTTGCGCTCGCTCGGATCGGGCGGGGTCTGATCAGCCACCGGTGACCGTCGCGCGGCCGGGGAGCAGACTGGGCAAGGCGCCGCCGGGCATGACGGGGCCGGTCGAGGACATGAGGCTCACGGCGCGCCGGCCGGTCTTGCCCCGGCGCAGCTCGCGCTCGCGCGCGGCCCGGCTCGCCTCATCCTCCGCGTTCGGCGGCGGGGGCGGGGGCGGCGGCAGCTTGGGCGCGCGAAAGCTCATGGACCTATCCCAGAACGATTTCCAGATCGTGCGGGTCGGCCAGGGTTAGGCCGGGGGCCATGGCGTCCATGTCCTCGCGGTCCATCGCGACGTCGGCCATCGGACGCATCATGGAGAGATATTGCAGGGCGTCGTGAGGGTGCGAGTAGCGGTTTTTGACGATCCGCTCGTGTTCGGCGACCGCGCCGTCCTGCGCGTTGGCGCGCCGCAGCCTGTAGCCGCTGTTGAACCCCGCCCGCAGCACCGCGCACGCGGGCGACAGGCGAAAGCCGCGCGCGCCCAGGCGCAACCGCTTGCGCACCGACAGCACGCGCGTCTGGGGATCATTGGTGTGAGGCACGCTCACCGGCCACCCGGTGAAGATCGCGAACTGGGCGATCCAGGTGCGATCCTCTTCGGCCAGATCCGCGCCCAGCCCCAAGAGCCGCGCCCGATTGGCCGGGTCGGGATAGGCCATGGCACAGCGCAGCCCGGGCCAGCGCTCGCCGACGAACCGCACCAGCTTGCGCGCGAAGGTTTCGACGTCCCAATAGGCATCGTCGGGCGTCGTGAACTCGGCGAACACCACGAGCGCGCCGCGGTGATCCTCCTGCGCCAGCACCGCCGCCGGGCGGCCGCCGCCGTCGAGCCCGGCATAGAAGGGCTTTTGCGGATCCGGATCGATCGGGGCGGCGGCCACGTGCGCGTCGTCGTCCCAATCCTCGCCGAACACGGGCTCGCCGGACCGCGAAAAGCCCCAGCGGTTTTCGATCATGCGGCGGACTTCCCATTTCTCCATCTGGCGCGCGCGGTGGCGATAATAATCCGGGTGGATTTTGCGCAATTGGCGCATGTTCTCGGCTTCGGCCGAAAAGCCGCTGGGCTGGACGATGAAGGTCAGGCCTTCCTTGCGCTCGCTCACGCACGCCTTGAACAGCCAATGGGCCTCGTCTTCGGCGTTGAAGTCCCCGAACACGCCGAACCACCGCACCACGCCGTCAGAAGGGCGATGATCGGGCGAGGGGTAGCGGCCGCAGCGCCGGTAAAAGGCGCTGAGGACGTTGTCGGGCAGGGTGTTCACCTCGTTGAGATAGATCCACGTGGCCTCGAGCCCGGCGATGAAGTCGCTCAAGGTCGCGTCCGAGATCGCGCGGAACTCATGGATGAGATGATACTTCTGGCAGACCAGGCCCGCTTGGTTCTTGTGGCGCCCCTTCGGATCCGGGATCAGGAGCTCGATCGTGTGCGTGGCGGGCTCGCCCTTGCCGCCGACCCACGTCGATCCGACCATGTTTTTCGGCCAGCACTGCCAATAGGTGGGGATCGTCTTGTCCCAAAGGTCCCGATAGGTCGCGCGGATGACATAGCCCTTGACGTAGATGACGCCATCGTGTGGACTTGGAGCCTGTTGCTGCGCCGCCCACAGCTTTTTCACCCCTGATGCGACGCTTTTCCCGGACCCCTCGGGTCCCATGATCAGCGTGATTTGATCGGCGCTGCTGATGTAAGCCTGCGCTTTCGGCCCAGGCGGCAGATAATTGGTCAGCAGCGAGCGGACGGCCTGATCCCGGACCCGTGGGCTTGTCACCATTTCGCGGCGTCTTTTCCATTTTCACGAAGCGAAGGCCTGTCCGCGCGCGACCCGACACGGGGTCGGGCGTGGCTCGCGCGCGGGGGGCGGGGGTCGCGATGGGCCGGGGGGGTCCGGCCGGCCCGACTGGCGACGATCGTGCCGGCCGCTGACGGCCGGTCAGCTGCTCTCGCGCGCGAAAGTTGAACATGATCAAGCGCTTGCGTCATCATCGCCCGCATCTGTGATCCCCCCCTCTGTGACTTCTGCGACGGCGTCGATGATTTCCCCTGTGAAATCAGTGTCCAAGCCGAACCCGACATGCGCGGCGGCTTGCGGCTCGCTCGCCCACATGTTGACTTGGAACAGCGGCAAGGCCTCGCCCTCTTGGCCGGTCACCTCGACGCGCTGGACGGGCAGGCCGCGCCCATAGCGGTTCACCTCGACCGCGCACTTGCGCTGATACTCGGCCGCCTCAAGGACCTCGCAGCCCAGCACGCGCGCGGCTTCCTGCACGGTCAGGGTCAGCCAATCGGCCATCCACAGGAGCGGATCGGTCCCCGCGCGCGCTTGGATCAACGCCAAGAGCTTGGCCGCATCGCGCGACTTCGCCCCGCGCGGCCGGCCCATCTTTTTCACCGGCCGCCCGAGCCTGTCCGCCGCCGACCGCAAAACGGAGCTTCCGCCGGCGTCGTCGAACGCCAGGGCGCGCGTCGACGGTTCGGCCGGCCGACCGGTCGCCAGAAGATCGCCCAGGACGGACTTTCTGCCCACTTTCCACGCCTCGCCGGCGAGCTCGACCCGCTCGCCGGGCGAACTTGGGCGCCCGGCCACGGTTAGGCCGAGGAAGTCGCGCCCAGATCGGCGAAACTGCGCCAATCTACGGCCAATCTGCGCGGCCGAGGCCCCGCCGTAGATTGCCTTTTTGAATGATTACAGAGGCTTGAACCTATCAATCTGCCAATCTGCCAATCTACGACAAAAAACCCATACACGAGAGTTTCGCCCCCTTGGCCGAGGTCGCAGGCGCGCGCGTGTATGGCGCTTTTTTCGCGTAGATTGGCAGATTGGCAGATTTGGGCGCGCAAGCCTTTGAAATCAAAGGCAAAGGCAATCTACGGCGCACGCTTCAATCCGTAGATTGGCCGTAGATTGCGCCCAGATGCGCGGCGCGACGCGGCCCGACCGGACATTCGCCCCTTTCGTCGAAGCCCGCAAGAGTCGGGGTCCGGCCGCGCGGCATGATCGCCCCCGGGTTCGGGCCGAACATCGTCGCGCCCGGGCTTGACAGGCCAGATGTTCCCACATATGTGCACAAACACGGCCGACGCATCGGGCGCGGCCGCGCTTCAGGAGCAACAGACATGTTCATGCAATCCAGCCAGTCCTTCACCCGCACCGCCCGCCCGGTCCGCTTCGGCGCCGGCGCTTCGAAGCTGCGCGCCCTGCCGGGTCAGGGCCTGACCTTGGAAGAGGTCCGCCGCGCCGCCCCGGCCGTGTTCGCCGAAGGCGCGCACGAAAGCCGGTCGGATCGGTTCGTCACCATCCCGACCGCGCAGGCGCTGGCGCCCATGCTCGCCGAAGGCTTCCAGATCGTAGAAGTCGCCCAAGGCGGCACGCGAGACGAAACCCGGCGCGGCTACACCAAGCACGCAGTGCGCCTGCGCCACCTCTCGGCCGGCTCGGTCATGACGCTGGGCAATCTGTCGCCCGAAATCATTTTGACCAACGGCAACGACGGATCGTCGGCCTATTGGCTCGAGGCCGGGCTTTATCGGCTGGTGTGCCTCAACGGCCTGCGCGTGGCCGATCGCCAATTCGAACCCCAGCGCGTCGCCCATCGCGGCCGCCCGGATCAAGTGGTGGATGACGTGATTGACGCCGCGTTCCGCGTGGTCGAAAGCCTGCCGGCCGCGATCGACGCGGCGGGCGCCATGGAGGCCGTGCAGCTGGCGCCGGCCGAACGCGTCGCCTTCGCCAACGCGGCCTTGCAGCTGCGCTGGGCCGGCGAGGAAGCCGGCGAGCCCGCGCCGATCCAAGCCGACGAC